GAAAGTATCAACAAGTTCTTTGGTAAAACATATAAAGACGAATTAATTGTCGAAGGCGATACTATTACTATTAAAAAACCGTTTGGAGTTTCATTGTCTTTTAAACTTGAATCATTCGGTCTTGCTAAAGATATAAGCAAAGAATTATCAGAAACAATTAAATTAGATACTAAGAGTACAGCAGAAGTACTTTGGTTAACTAAACTACTAGGGGAAATGAACATTACAAAATACGGTGATGACTTTGTTCTAGAAAACGGCAAAAAAGCCATGAAGATTAAAATCTATTAAAAAGAAGGGATATACAAATGAGTTTTGAATTTGACTTTACGAAAGAGCACCTAGCAGAGATTATTGATGATAATCCTGATAACTGGTATGATGCTTTATGCGAACTATTGCCAAAGTATGGCATTACTACAGAGCGCAGAGTAGCACACTTCCTAAGTCAGTGCGCTCACGAATCAGGCGGCTTTAAGCGCCTTGAAGAAAATCTAAATTATAGTGCGAAAGCACTTCGTGCGGTATTTGGTCGTTACTTCGGTGATGCGCCAAAAGCAGACGCAGATGAGTATGCTCGCAATCCAGAGATGATTGCCAACCGTGTTTACAACGATGAGTTCCGTAAGTACAAGATGGGCAACGTCGAAGAAGGTGACGGCTGGCGTTTCCGTGGTCGTGGACTAAAGCAACTTACTGGTCGTGATAACTATACACGTTTTGGTAAGAGCGTAGACATGACAGCAGAAGAAGCGGCAGAGTACGTAGCAACGCCAGCAGGCGCTATTGAATCAGCTTGCTGGTTCTGGGACGCAAACAACCTAAACGACATTGCTGACACAGACGATGTTGTAAAGATGACTAAGAAGATCAACGGTGGTAATATCGGACTAGAAGATCGTCAAAGACGTTACAAACATGCTATGGAAGTACTTGGTATGGATGCTGAAGATCTAGGCGAAGATGATGGTGAAACAATCGATATTGATGATATTGGTGTACTACGTAAAGGTTGCCGCGGCGAAGGCGTTAAAATGATGCAAGAGGCATTAGGTATTGGTGCAGACGGTGTCTTCGGACCAGGTACTGAGCGTGCACTGAAGGCATGGCAGCATGAAAATGATTTAGTAGCAGATGGTATTGCTGGACCAAAAACACTTGCTGAATTACTAGGGTAAATACTTTTATGTTTAGTTCAATTAGAATTGCGATGATTTTAGTATTACTTTCAGCGGCCGCTGGTGGTGTTTTCTATGTCAAAAAACTTCAAAGTGATTTAGAAACTGCTAGAGCCAATGTTGCTAAAATGGAAATTGCTGTTCAAACTAGTGAACAATCATTACAACTTGAAAGAGCAGAGTCCAAAAGACTAGGCGAACTAAACACACAACTAAGTACAGATTTACAAAAAGCAGAGCAGTACGGAGATGAACTTCGTTCTACTCTACAAAAACACAATCTAACACACTTGGCAAATAAAAAGCCAGGTTTAATTCAACAGAGAATGCAAAATGCGACTAATAAGTTATGGGATGATCTTGAGTCTATCACTGCTCCTGACAACGGGATGCTCGATGCTCAGACCGGAACCACAGATACAAGTAGTAACTAATACAGTAAAAACTACTGTACCAACAGTTGCTTGGCCTAAACCAGTTCAACTGAATGACATTAAAATCTATGTGGTTTCAAAAGAAAATTATGACGAATTTGTAAAAGACTTCGAAGCTAAGAACGGCGGCGATGCTTACATTGCTATCTCTGTAAAAGATTACGAAAACCTTTCTCTAAACTTTGCTGAACTTCGTAGATATATCGAACAGCAAAAACAAATTATTCTATACTACGAAGAAGCAGTAAAGCCAGAGGAAATTCAACCCGAAGCAAAATAAATACTTTATCATACATTAAGGAGCGATTAAAATGGCAGATGAAGAAAAGAAAACAGTTACAGTCGAAGTCGATGCTGACGTAGCAAGAGACATGGACCGTAATGGTGATGGTCACATTAGCGCAGAAGAAGCGGCTATGGATCTAGAATTTAAACGCAAGGCACTAGAAGATGCTGATGCTCGTCGTGATGCGATGAGATACATGACATGGTTTGCGTTGTTTGGAATGTTACTTTATCCTACAACAATTATGATTACTTCTTTGTTTGGTTTAGATAAAGCCGCGGCAATTATTGGCGACATTGCTCCAACTTACTTTGTAGCGATTTCTGCGTTAGTGGCAGCCTATTTTGGTGCGAACGCATACTCCGATAAGAAAAAGTAAATCAATAATAAATCTTCAAGGTAGTCTGTACGATAAGTAATTGTATGGACTACTATTCTATTCTCGGTATTAATAAAAACGCTTCAGACGAAGATATACGCAAGGCGTATAAAAAGAAGTCTATGAAACACCACCCTGACCGTGGTGGCGATGAGGCTGAATTTAAAAAAGTTAACGAAGCATATAGCACACTAAAAGATCCACAGAAACGTGCTATGTACGATAATCCACAAAGACATTATAATAGTTCAAACTTCGCAGGAGGACAAAATCCTTTTGAAGATGTGTTTGGAGATATGTTTCAGAACTTTGGATTTGCTAGACAAGCACCAAACAGAAATCCTCCGATCCATGCTGAAGTTCAAATTGAACTAGAAGATGTGCTATTTGGTAAGACTATTGACGCACAAATTGGATTCAGAAACGGTAACACAAAATTAGTAACAATTAACATTCCTAAAGGTGTACACCACGGATCTCAAATTAGATATCCGCAAATGGGAGATCACAGCAATCCTAGATATCCGGCAGGCGATTTAATTGTCCGTGTTAACGTTAGAAGGCATCATACATTTAAAAGACAAGAAGACGATCTTATCATAGAACAAAACATTAATGTATACGATGTTATGTTAGGAACTGATATTTCTGTTACTACTTTAGATAGAAAAACATTTACTGTATCTGTACCGGCTGGATCACAACCTGATACTGTACTAAGAGTAACAGGTGAAGGTTTACCGAATCCACATAATGGTGCTAAAGGAAATTTATTAATTAAATTAAAAGTAAGAATACCAAAGAAATTAAGCAAACATGAAATTAAAACACTTTCGGATTTGAGAAATGGAAAAGTTTAAACTAGGTCAACAAGAAACATTATATCAAGTTGCCGAGCCTTGGGATTTTGAAAAGGACGGCGATGCTTCACAACTAGAAAAAGATATGTGTGAATTTATGATACAAAACAAAGGCATTGGACTTGCCGCTAATCAGATAGGATTATTGAAAAGAGTATTTGTTATGGGAAGCACTACTATTCCAGGCTTTCCTAAACCTTTTGCTGTTTTTAATCCTGAGATCACTGAAATTAGTGATACGCTAGTATTAGATGACGAGGGCTGTTTAAGTTTTCCAGGTTTATATTTTAAAGTATCAAGACCTGAATGGATACAAGCAAAGTTCTATGACAGAGACAGAAACTTACATGAAGTAAAGATGGACGGGTATTTGGCAAAATGTTTTCAACATGAGTTTGACCATCTTAACGGAATATGTTATACTGATAGAATTAGTAAATTAAAGTTAGATTTAGCAATTAAGAAAATGAGGAAAAATAACAAACATGCTAGAACCCAGTGATAAATTACAGGCTGTTTTTGAACATGCTATTGACATTGCTCGTAAATTAAATCACGAGTATGTAACAATCGAACATTTGATGTTTAGTATTATGTGCGATGAGGAAACTTATCGTAGTCTTGAGGAGTTCGGCGCGAAGTCAGATTACATTAAAGCTAATTTAGAACATTATCTAAAGAACAACTTAACAGATATTACTAATCCAGAATTAAAAGAAAAGCCCCGCAGAACTCAAAGTGTTGAACGTGCTTTGAACAGAGCTTTTACACAAACACTTTTTAGTAGCAGAAGCAGGATCGAAATTGAAGATATGATCCTTTCTATATTAGGCGAGAAGAAAAGTTTCGCTTATTACTACTTGACTAAAGCAGGTATAAACAAAGATAAATTCTTAGAATACTTTACCGAAAAGTGCGATGATTTTATAGAAGAGAGCGAGGAACAAAAGTTGTCAGCAGGACAGTTAGATAAAATTTTAAATGCTTATTGTGATAATCTTTCGTTAAAGGCTAAACAGAAAAAAATTGATCCTGTCATCGGACGTGAAACTGAATTAGAAGATATTCAACTTATTTTAGCAAGACGTACAAAATCAAACGTATTGCTTATCGGCGAGCCAGGCGTGGGTAAGACTGCTATCGCTGAAGGGTTAGCGTTAAAAATTGCGCAAGGAAAAGTTCCAACGTTTATTAAAGATCACATGGTATACACTTTAGATATTAGTGCGTTACTTGCCGGTAGTAAATACCGAGGTGATTTTGAAGAACGGTTAAAAGCAGTATTAAAAGCATTAGAGAAGAAAGGTAAAATCATTCTGTTTATTGACGAAGCACACATGATGAATGGTGCTGGCGCGGCAAACGGAAGTGCGAACGACCTTGCTAATATGCTAAAGCCTATGTTAACCAAAGGCACATTAAAAGTTATTGCTAGTACAACCTGGGAAGAATATCGCAAACACTTCGAAAGTGATCGCGCACTAATGAGACGTTTCCAACGTGTTGATGTTGAGGAACCAAGCCCAGAACTTACTAGAAAGATTATTCGTGGACTGAAACGTTATTACGAACAGTACCACAATGTTAAAATTACTGACGCCGCTATTGACCAAGCAGTTAAAATGTCAGTGAAGTACATGACTGATAAAAAATTACCCGATAAAGCAATCGACATTATCGACTGTGCTTGTGCTAGATTTAAAGTAATCGACGATCCTAGTGAAGAAACAAACTTAGTCGACTTAGAACAAATTATGTTTGAAGTTAGTAAAATGACTAAGATTCCTTTTGAGAATGTTAGTGAAAAAGAAAGTACTAATCTTGCTAACTTAGAAAATAATTTAAAGAACGCAGTGTTTGGGCAGGACGATGCTATTGGAAACTTACTTGATAAGATTTTTGTAGCACAATCCGGAATGAAATCACCAGACAAGCCGATTGGTAGTTTCTTGTTTGTTGGTCCGACAGGTTGTGGTAAAACTGAAACAGCAAAACAGTTGTCAGACAAAATGTCAATGCCATTGATTAGATTTGATATGTCAGAATATCAAGAGAAACACTCAGTTGCTAAACTAATTGGTGCTCCTCCAGGATATGTAGGACACGATGAAGATTCAGGACAGCTTATTACAAAACTACAAGAGAATCCTAATTCAATTCTTTTGCTTGATGAAATTGAAAAAGCACACAAAGATGTAAGTAATATTTTACTACAATTAATGGACAACGGCTTTGTTACTGGGTCTAATGGTAAAAAAGCAGATGCTCGTAATACTATTGTTATTATGACTTCAAACTTAGGTGCCGCTGACAATGAACGCAACAGCATCGGGTTCGACGACCTTGAAGTAAATGACGAAGATATTAAAGCAGTTAAAAAATACTTTGCTCCTGAGTTCCGTAATAGACTCGATGCTATCGTAAGATTTGGTAAACTACAACCAGAAACTGTACGTATTATTGTTGATAAGTTTATCCGTGAACTTAATCTTCAAATTCAAGACAAGCATGTTGAAATTGTATTAGATGATAAGTCAAGAGATTGGCTTGCTGAAAAAGGTTATAATGCTAAGATGGGAGCAAGACCATTGTCAAGAATCATCGATAAAAGCATTAAATCGCCGTTAAGTCGCCAAATTCTATTTGGTGATCTAAAAGAAGGTGGCAGAGTTTTTGTAACTATTGTTGATGATGCGCTATCATTCGAAATTAAAAATCTAGGAGACGACTTAGATAAATTTCAAAAAAGAGCAATGAAAGCACACAATAGAATACAGAAGGGTAACCTTATTCCAAATGACGATACGTAATGAAACAACTCGTTTATTTTACAGTAAATGGCTTTATAAAATAAGTTTAAGGCTACCTGGCGTAAGTGTGATGCGTTACAAAAATGACGTATCACACTTATCAAATTACTTCAACGATCATAGACAAGATTCTTACTATCCGCATAGTTTGTATAACCGTGCGGCTGGTAACAAAGATAAACTAATAGAACTTGGTCTTTTACTAAACAACTACAAAAAAGAAACTTATCAAAAACGTATCGAAGGCGACCTGCTTGATTTGTATACAAACGATACTAATTTAATCAAACATGTTGAAATGGAATTCAACGAGTATATTAGATTAATTGCTGAGCCTGATCCAAAAAATATTGATCAATTAGTATCTCAAGAAAAATCAATATTTGTAAAAAGACTACCTCACAAAAGGTTTCAATATAGGGTTTATTTAAAACCGCATTGCGGAACATATGATAAGAAAAGTAATTTTGTTACATGGCTAGCACAGCAGGGTGACAAGACTACACTTTCTAAAAGTCTTACTAATTGGTTCCTTAACACTGACATAAATTGGGATCGTAGATACATACTTATTGAAGATGAAAATCTAATATTGTTTATGAAACTTCATAGTCCTGAGTTTGTAGGCACAATATACAAATTCGTAATCAAGGATAAATAACACTATGCCAACACAAAGTATTGTATTATTAACAAATGAATCAACGGAATCTGTAGATAGTTCTACCTTCTCTTTTACTGATAAAGCAAAAGGAGACGGTTACTATAACCTTTCAGATGGATTACACACTGTGACTTATCGCACAAACGACTTTGTTGGTGTTATCAAAATGCAAGGCACACTTGCTATTACCCCTACTGAAGACGATTGGTTTGATATTGATCAAACAGACTTCGGCGTTGACAGTAGCTCGCAAACCGGTACATATCGCAATTTTACTGGTAATTTTGTATGGGTAAGAGCCGCATACAATATCACAAACGGCACAATTCGCGAAATACGTTTTAATCATTAAGATTGACAAAAGCATAAATATAGTATAACATTACCGTAATAAGGGGATTATACTATGCGCGACATTCTTGACAGGCTCAAGCAAATTGAAGAATCACAAACAGAACCGTCAGGCCCACAAGTAGGCGACGAGTTCGGTCTTAGTTTTTCAGAAGATTTAGAAATTTCAACTACAATCACAGACGTCCTAGAGGACGGAATCGTTGTCGATGTAGACGACGAAGCACTAGCACACATTCAAGAGAATGGTGCTTTTTTATATGATGGCGAAGTCTTTGAAGAAGAACTTGACGAAGGCGAGCAACACGGAAACAGCAAAATTTATGACAAGTGTCGTAAAGGTTGGCGCAAAAAGCCTGGCGCAACACGTGGTTCAAAAGGTAGTTGTATCCCAGAAGATATTGAAGAAGCAACCGTCGATCTCGATAAAAAGCGCGACTCGGAAAAGAAATGGATTGATGTCGCAAGACTTATGGCTGACGCCACAGGAAAAATTAGTTTTAAAACAGATGCCGGTATTGAACTTTCAAACGATGTAGAAAAACTTGCTAATGCTATTGTTAGTGTTGCTCCAGAAGAAACCCCTGCTATTGGAAGCAAAACATACAATATGATTAAAAACTTTGTTGCTAAAGCAGACATGAAAAGTGATCCGAAAGAAATTATGAGCTTTGTTGACGATGCTGTTAAAGCATGGGAAGGCGGCGCTGAGTGGGATCGTAGTAAAGTTAAAGATCCTAATCCAGAGATGGAAAGAGAAGATATCAATGTTGATGAAGCAAATGAAAGTCCAGAAGAAAGATTAAAAGCATTAGACGACTTGTATAAAAATACAATGGATACCATTAAGCGTACAGAGAATATTATGTATATGACTCCTCCAGGTCCCAATCGTGATTACTACGAGATGGAAATTGATCAAATGCAAAAACACGCTGCAAAAATCAAAAAAGACTATCAAGCACTTGAAGCAGGAATGAAAGGTGCTGATAATATCAGAGCACAAGTAAGTTCAGCAAGAGCAGAAAGCGTTGAAGAAGCAGAATATCAAGGACGCAAAGTAAGCCTTGGCAAGCCTACAAGAGGCGACGTTAAGAAGTTTAAAGTATATGTACGTGATCCAAAGACAGGTAATGTTAAAAAAGTAAACTTTGGTGATCCTAACATGAAGATTAAAAAATCTAATCCTGCTAGACGCAAGAGTTTCCGTGCCAGACACAACTGCGCTAATCCAGGTCCACGCACTAAAGCACGTTACTGGTCATGCCGTAAGTGGTAAGGAGTTTAGTATGAGATTAATGGAATTATTTTCAAGACCCGATAACGAAGATCCTAGATTAAATCCAGATATTAATTATCTAGACGATCTAAAGTTTTATATTGATAACGACAATGATATCGTGTCTAATGTATTATTTCCTGCTATTAAAAAACACAGACAGAATCCCGATGACGAAACTTCTTATAAATTTTATGTAAAGCCATTGAAACAATGTGCTGAACATTATGCTGACAAATATGAATTGTCAGATATTAAAGATGATATTTTTAGTAATGAAAGTATTTTAGAATTAGCAAAAAGGATCGCTGAAGAGCAATTAGCACATATCAAAAGCAAGGACTACAACGGATGAGATTATTTGACCTTTTTGAGGATAAATTAAAAACTGCAGTAATTGGTTTTGGAAGATTAAATCCTCCAACAACAGGTCACGGTGTGCTGGTCGATGCTATCAATGCTAAAGCAAAACAATATGGGGGAGATCCTATATTGTTTTTAACAATGACCCATACACCTTTTCTAACTGATAAAACACAAAAACTTAGACCTTGGGACAAAATCAAAAATCCACTACAATGGAAACAGAAACTATCATACGCACAAAAGTTTTTTGATATTCCTATTAGTACAGATCCTAGCCTAAACACTATTATGGCTGTTATGAAAAGTTTAGAAACCAAGGGCTATGAGAAGGTAGTTCTTGTTTGTGGTTCGGACAGAGTACAAGAATTTGAAAGTCAAGTTCTTCCTTTTAATAATACGCCTGACAAAGCAGGACATATTAACTTTAACATCCAAGAAGTTAGTGTTGAAGAAGGTGGATTTAGAGACGAAGAAGCAGACGATGCTAGTGGCATGAGCGCAAGTAAAATGCGTGAAGCGGCAGCAAATAATGATTTTGAAACTTTTAAAAAGGGTGTACCTGTAGAAAGTTTAGCAAAACCAATGTTTGATGATGTACGTCAAGCACTTGGCTTAAATCATCAATCAAATAAAAGCGAAGCAACATTGGTGAAGCCAATGGGTGGTGCTTCGATTAAACCAAGAGATCCTAATTGGCGTGATATGGAAGCACTTCGCAGAAGTAATGCCGCAGGTTCTCACAAGGATAAAAAGAGAGATCAAAACACTGGTTATCAAAAACACAAGGGCCAGAAATACGATATGAATTCAATTGCTGAAGGTTATCTCGATATAGAAGTAATGGGCCACAAATACATGCCCGACGAAGATCGAGAAGATGACAATGTAAAGATTTGGCACACTATTGTGACTCCCCAAGGTAAGACCATAGACGCAGACTTTACTCCATACGCATATATGGACAAAGAAGATCTTGAATTATATATTAAATTAAATTATCCTAAGCGTATTACAGCAGGTCCGTTAGACAAAAATGACTTGCATAAATTAGCACAAATTAAAGGAGTTGCTGATTTGGATCCTAAAATGGCAAACGCAGGTAAAAACGAAGCATACGATGACTTTGACTGGGGTAGTGCTTCTAAAAGAGAATTTAAACGTAAAGAACTAGAATACGAGCTCGGACACGAAGATGAGATTATGAAAAGAGACCAACAGGGTCCTTGGTATATTAAAATTGACGGTAAAATTTATAAGCAAAAAGGTGAGCCTAAAGTATTCAGTGTAAAGAAAGGTGCTAACAACTACGCACTTGCTATTATTAAAAACAAACCACAACTTCAAGGCAAGATTCTTTTAACTAGAAAACCAGTAGATGATCAATAATGGATTTAGATAGACTAAAGACACTAGCGGGTATTAACGAATTTAAGGGCTATCAACCATACGAAGGTTCTAATATCAGTGTCACAGGTACTGAAAAAAAAGAAATTGAAAGAGAAAGAAAAATCAAGCCGGGTGATAAAGAATGGTTTGAGCTTTGGTTTAGCAGACCTTATTGGTTAGGAATGCCAGCAAAGTTTAGAGGTAGAAAATGAGAGCAAGTGAATTAGAGCTACCAAAAGGTGTAAAAGTTTATCTAGACATGGATGGTGTTCTAGCAAACTTCTTTGAGGAGTATGCTAAACTTGCCGGAGCAAAGAGCTACAGAGATGTACCTCCTGCTAAAGTTGATCCTACACTTGATAAAATGGTTGGTACTGATTTTTTTGCTAGACTTCCTAAATTTCCTGTAACAGATAAAATTGTAGATCTTGCTGTACAAGCCGCAGGTAGTTACGGTATTATCTCTAGTCCACTTAGAAACGATTTTGCCAATTCAGAAAAGCACAAAAGAGAGTGGATTAAAAAACATTTAAATCCTCAACCCACAGAAATTTTTATTACACCAAATAAAGAAAAACATGCGGTAAACGCAGACGGTACACCTAATGTATTGATCGACGACAGAGGAGCGAATATAACAGCATGGGAAAAAGCAGGAGGCATCGGAGTCAAGTTTCAAGCAGACGAAGATTCATTAAAAGTCATTCTGGATGGCCTAAATCGTGCCAGACGAATTGGCTCAGGGGAAGAGAAACATCAACCACAGAATCTCAAGAGCAGAGACTTGGGCAAGATGATAGCAACCAAGGATGACGAAGTTGAAGAAGGACGCAAAAAGAAAAAACGTAAGTTGCGTTACGGATACCCGGTCGGAGGATTTGTAGGATCTATCGGAGGCTCCGGAGGCGACATGGGTGGCGATGGCGGTGGAGAAAGTATTCAACGTGAAGGTGAGCTTGTTGTTCCTACTAGCTCAGTCAAAGGTATTGTAGTTGATCTAATCGCTGATAAAATACAACAAACAAACGATTACGAACAAATTTCGCAATGGTTGAAATTTATCGTAGGCAAGACTCTAAAGCCTAGAGGAAAAATGCGTTATACTATTACATCAGAAGATATATTAGAAGCATTGTCAGTTATTAAAGAAAACTTTGCTGACGGTAAAGTAAAAGGCAAAAGCAGACCAGGGCGTGTAAAGCGTTCAGGTGCTAGTTGTAACGGTAGCGTGACAGATTTACGCAAACGTGCTAAGAACAGCTCAGGCGAAAAGGCCAAAATGTATCACTGGTGTGCTAATATGAAATCAGGTAGAAAGAAATGAAAATTAGAGACATTGTAACAGAAAAGGCGGCCAGCAAAAAACAACAACAATTCTTTGGTATCGTTAGAGCAATGCAGAAAGGCGATATGAAAAAGAGCGGAGAAGCGGGTAAAGTGGCCAAGGACATGAAAAAGTCAGATGTAAAAGACTTTGCCGCTACAAAGCACAAGGGTTTACCAAAGAAGAAAAAGAAATGAGAATAGCAGAAGTTGTAACAGAGAAATGGAGCAATAAATACAAACGCTCAATTAACTGTAGTAATCCTAAGGGGTTTTCGCAGAAAGCGCATTGTGCTGGACGGAAGAAAAACGAGGATGCCGCAGGTGTTGGTATTGTAACCAAGCAAAACGCTACCGCTGATGTTCCTGTGGGCGGCGAATACATGAACGTTAAAAAGTTATTTTCAAACAAAAAGCGCAAGTCTAAAAAGAAATAAATACATTATGAAGTACCAAGAGCTAATAAAAGGTTTTAAACTATGGAAGGTTGGCATAAAAGTTAATATGCCTTCTTACAGCCAAGTTATTGATACTACTGTAGTAGCAAAGAACAGAGAAATGGCACGTAGACTTGTATTAGCACAGTATGGTAAAAAGAGTGTTATTAGAACCGTTACGGAAATAAAATGAAGATTAGAGATATTATAGTAGAATATGCTTCAGCAACCGCTACTGCTACTCCAGCAGTTAGCTCAGGTACACCTGTTGCTAAACACAGTAAAGACAAGTCTTATACTGGTTCGCCCGGAAAAAGTGGTACAAGAGCACCAAAAACACAAAAGCCTAAATTTCACAAGGGTAAGGTTGCTCCAAACGCACTAGACGGTGACGAATTGATGGCTGGCCAGGGTGTGCTTAAAAGAGGCTAACAAAGATAAATAGTTATATGGAGAAAAAAGTGTCAATTATTAACGAAGCAGATGATGTGAAGCCGGATCATGAAGCTGATATGGCTAGAAGCGAGCTATATAGAGCCGCTGAATACGCAACAAAACTATTCAAAATGATTGAATCTGGTGACGAGCTACAAGGTTGGACTCAGGCTAAGATTACTAAAGCAAGCGATTATCTTGCTAGTGTATATCATTACATGAAGTATGAGTCAAAGTTCGGCGATACAGACACTACAGCAGAACTTCCTGACGAGGATGAAACAGAATCATACAATGAATCTGTACAAAAAGAACTAACACAAAGCCTACAAGAGCAGTGGCTTAAACGCAAACAAGGATAAAACAATGGACTTTAACGCAATCGTAAAAAAATTAAGAGATATTGAGCCTACGGACATCGCTAATCCCGATGCTGAAGCTCCTAAAGCAGACACAAAAGCACCAGTAATGCTTAGTGAAGCGGCACAACTACGTATCAAAGCAGGTATTTCAACAGTGCTTGCTGAATCACAAAAAGTTGATGAAGCAAAAGCAGGTTACTGCTCAGACAAGTGTTGCGGTTCTGATGTAAAAGCAGAAGATTGCACTTGCGGCCCTGGTTGCTCTCACTGTGATTGTAACAAGGTACAAGAGTCTGTTGAAACTGTAGAAGAGTCCAAAGTTAAAGAAGTTGAAGGCAAATTTGTTAACAAAGGTGCCAAACTAGAAAAAGTTAAAGTTAAAAACGAATCAGAAGAAAAAGCAAAAACTTTTGATGAAGAAATTGAAAATATCCTTGAATCTGTTAAGTCCAAACTTGTTAAAGAAGCCAAGAAGAAAATGCCTGATTATCCAGATGTTGACGGTGACGGCAATAAAGAAGAGCCAATTGAAAAAGCTCAAAAAGATAAAAAAGCAAAAGGCGGAGACAAGAAAAAGCCTGCTTCAAAAGGACTTTCAGCAAAACAAAAGAAACTTCCAGCAGGCTTACAAAAAGCCATTGCTAACAAGAAAGGTGCTAAAACTGAATCAGTTGTTGCTACTAAGAAGCAAGCAGTTGCTGAATCAATGAAGTTCTTAGATGCTATCAAGATTGTAAAAGAAAGTAACGGCGAAATGAAAATTGATGCTGTTGATACAATCCTTTGGAATTGGGCAAAGCGTGTCGCAAGCTCAAAAGTTTCCGAAGGTGGTCTAAAAGCAGAAGCAGTTGCCGCTAAGATTTACGAATCACGTGGCGGTATTTGGGACGTATCCAAAAAAATTATTTCAGAATAATATATTCTAAAACGGTAAAGAAAGACAGTCTTTTTACTTGACTGTCTTTTTTTATGGCTATATAATAAACACATTAACTAGGAGATTAATTTATGGCACGATCACATTACGGTCCGGAAGAAAAAGCTAAACTTGAACGTTTGATTAAAGAAGGATCAACAGTTCTTCGAGAAGTTGAGGATCTACAGGCAGGATTAAAAGACACAGTAAAGGCAGTAGCAGAAGAATTGGAAATTAAGCCAGCAGTAATTAACAAAGCAATCAAAATTGCTCACAAAGACGAATGGGCAAAACATGAAGACGAATGGGAAGAAATTGAAGGAATTCTTGGTATCACTAACAACCTTCCATCGAAAGACTAATTCATGAAACAAAAAGTAATAGATTTTTGGATCAATAGTTACGAATCCGATAAAACAGCATTTGTATTAGAACTAATAAGTTTTATTTTTACAGTAGGTGCTAGTCTTACACTAGCTATCAATGCTAAAAATCCAAATATGCTTGTTGTATATCCTGGGTTTTTTGTCGGCAGTATTACACAAGCATACGCAAGCTATCGCAGAGGTGCGGCGTGGGTTATGTTGTTAACAACATACTTTGCCTGTGTAAACGTATTCGGTTTCGGGGTTGCCGCAAGTTGGTGGTAATAAATAGAAGTGAGAAAGGCAAGATCAGCCATAAGTGATCGAATTGGTTATACCAGCCGAAATTGGTATGTATAAGGAGATGAAATGAGTTACGTAGATGCTTTCTACAACCGTGATACCGACACTATTCATGTTGTCGAACGAGACGCCGAAGGTAAGCGTCAATTTAAAGAATACCCTGCAAGATATGTTTTTTATTATCCAGATGCTAAAGGAAAGTACACTAGCATTCATGGAGAACCATTGTCTCGAGTAACGTGTAAAAATCTAAAAGACTTCCACAAAGAACAAAAAATCTACAGCAATAAAAAACTATACGAAAGTGATATCAATCCTATCTTTAGATGTTTAGAGGACAACTATCTCAATCAAGACGCACCTAAACTAAATGTTGCGTTTTTCGATATTGAGGTCGACTTTGATCCGGAACGTGGTTACGCATCGCCAGAAGATGCGTTTATGCCAATTACATCTATTGCTATTCATCTTCAGTGGTTAGATACATTAGTCTGTTTTGCGATTCCTCCCAAAACAATGTCTATGGAAGAAGCACAAGATGCTGTTAAAGAGTTTGACAACACTTACTTGTTTGAAACAGAAGGTGAGCTTTTAGATGCTTTCTTGGACCTAATTCAAGATGCTGACATTTTAACTGGTTGGAACAGTGAAGGCTTTGATATTCCGTATACTGTTAATCGTGTAACTAAAGTACTAAGCAAAGAGGATACTAGACGTTTTTGCTTATGGGATCAACTTCCTAAGAAGCGTGAGTACGAAAAGTTTGGTAGACAAAGTGTTACGTATGACTTTTACGGTCGTGTACACTTAGACAGTCTTGAACTATATCGCAAATATACCTATGAAGAACGTCATACATATCGACTAGATGCTATTGGCGAAATGGAAATCGGCGAAAATAAAACTGTTTACGAAGGCACACTTGATCAGTTATACAACAATGACTTTAGAACGTTCATTGAATATAACAGACAGGATACTGCGCTGTTGGACAAACTAGATAAGAAACTAAAGTTTATTGATCTCGCAAACACAGTTGCTCATGAAAATACTGTTATGCTACAAACAACAATGGGTGCTGTTGCTGTTACAGAACAAGGTATTATCAACGAGGCACACAGACGTGGCTTTATCGTTCCTAACAGGATTAGGCGAGAGCCCGGCAGTGAACCTGCGGCAGGTGCTTATGTTGCGTATCCTAAAAAAGGCATCGCACAATGGATTGGCTCCGTAGATATCAACTCTCTGTATCCGTCAGCGATTCGTGCGTTGAACATGGGTCCAGAAACTATCGTAGGACAACTACGACAGGATTATACCAAGAACTACATCGACGAACAAATGATTCGTAATAAGAAGTCGTTTGCCGCGGCATGGGAAGGGCAGTTTGGTAGTTTAGAATACGAACTTGTTATGGAACGTAATGTAGCAAAAGAAATTACTATCGACTGGGAAGATGGTAACAGCGATACGTTATCAGGCGCTCAAATTTATGACTTAATTTTTGAGAGTAATCAACCGTGGATGCTTAGTGCTAACGGTACAATTTTTACTTACGAAAAAGAAGGTATCATTCCTGGACTACTAAAACGTTGGTATGCTGAACGTAAAGAAATGCAAGCCAAACTAAAAGAAGCCAAAGATGCTGGAAATAAAATTGAAATCGAATATTGGGACAAGCGTCAGCTAGTTAAGAAGATTAACTTGAACAGTTTGTATGGTGCTATTCTTAATCCAGGATGTAGATTCTTTGATAATAGAATCGGACAGTCGACCACACTAACTGGTCGTACTATTGTTAAACACATGGCTAGTAAGATTAACGAAATTATTACAGGTGAATACGACTACAAAGGTAAAGCAGTTATCTATGGCGACACTGACTCTTGCTATTTTAGTGCGTATCCAGTTCTTCGTAATGAAATCGAAAAAGGACAAATTCCGTGGGATAAAGATAGTATCGTGAAACTTTACGATCAAATCGCGGACGAAGCATCAGCAAGTTTTCCTAAAATGATGTTAGACAAGTTTCATTGTCCTAAGAGTAGAGGCGAAGTAATTAAAGCAGGTCGAGAAGTAGTTGCTGTAAGCGGACTGTTTATTACCAAGAAACGTTATGCTGTACTGTACTATGACATGGAAGGTTTCCGTGTAGATACAGACGGTAAAGAAGGTAACATCAAGGCAATGGGTCTAGATCTTAAGCGATCAGATACTCCTGTTGTAATTCAAGACTTTTTAAAAGAAGTATTAGAAATGGTGTTGTCAGGTAAAGAAAAGGAAGCAGTACTAGATTACATTACTGAGTTTAGAACAGACTTTCATGGAAGGCCGGGTTGGGAGAAAGGTTCGCCTAAACGTGCTAATAAGATTACCGAATACCAAGCAAAGGAAAAGAAACTTGGTAAAGCAAATATGCCAGGACACGTAAGAGCAAGTATTAACTGGAACACACTCAAGCGTATGAACGGCGACAAGTATTCAATGAACATCACGGACGGTGCTAAAGTTATTGTTTGTAAAGTAAAGGATAACCCAATGGGATTTACTAGTGTGGCTTATCCGGTTGACGAACTTAGGCTTCCAGAATGGTTCAAAGAATTACCATTTGATGATTCCCAAATGGAAAGAACAGTTATTGATGAAAAACTCGGTAACTTGATCGGTGTGCTTGACTGGGACATCAGTCAAACAAGGCAAGACAACACATTTAACAGTTTGTTTGATTTTGAATAAAAAAGTGTTGACAAACCTAAATAAATCTACTATACTATATAGAAATCAGGAGACATCTCAATGAAAGACATTTTACAAGACATTGTAAGCCATACACAGAACTTAGGCTTTCTTACTACCGTAAAGGTTACAGGTGAAGAAAGTAAGACTTCGATCTTTTCAATGGCTGACGACCGCTCTGTGATTATGGAAGCAGAAACACATAATCCATACGCAGACATGATTGGTATCTTTGGTATGCCACAACTTAACAAACTAAAGTATTTGCTAGATGGTAGTGAATACAAAGAAGATGCTAAGATCAGTATTACTACAGCAGATCGTAACGGAGAAACAGTTCCAGTAGGCATCCACTTTGAAAATAAAGATGGCGACTTCAAAAACGATTATCGTTTTATGAACATGGAAATTATTAACGAGAAGATGAAAACTGTTAAGTTCCGTGGCGCTAACTGGAACGTTACTGTTGTTCCAACACTTGCTGGTGTACAGCGTATGAGCTTTCAAGCTGGCGCAAACCCAGAGCATCCAACATTCCTTGCTAAAACAGATCAAGGCAACTTGAAATTTAGTTTTGGTGATGCTAGTTCACACGCAGGCGAATTTACTTTTGCTACTGATGTTGAAGGTACTTTAGATCGCGGCTGGACTTGGCCAGTACTTCCAATCCTAAGTATTCTTAAGATTGCTGATGTAAACAATACTAAGATGAGTCTTAGTAACGATGGCGCTATCCAAATTGAATTAGACAGCGGACTAGCAAATTACAAATATATCATTCCAGCACAGGCGGCCTAAATATTATTATGAAAGCACCAGTAAACTTAACACCGTTACAGAAAGACTACGCAGTGTATTTGCCTGCGATTAGTACTTTCTATTCCACATACATATCTAAACAAAGACAAGGCGAATTCGTTCCACAGGATCGTATTCCGCAAGGCTTTGATCGCGGCATTGAAGGTATGAACTTTCTAAATCCAGAAGAAGGTTATTTTACATACAAGTATGGTTTGTATTCAGCAGGCCACGCACAACTAGATCTTGACAAAACACTTGTACAAGATTCTATGATTCAAAATAGAGACAGAAAGAATACTGTTATCTTAGGCGACTCAGGCGGATATCAGATTGGTAAAGGTGTTCTTAAGTTTGATTGGCATAATTTTGAAGGTGCTAGTGCTGATAAAACTCGTAGTCAAATTTTAAACTGGCTTGAACTAACTGCTGATTGGTCAATGCTACTCGATGTTCCGACTTGGGCAAGCGATCATATTCATTCGCCTAAGACAGGACTAAAAAGTTTTGATGATTGTTTAAATAAAACACTACACAACAATGACTACTTTATTCGTAATCGCTTAGGACAAACAAAGTTCTTAAACGTATTACAAGGTAGTGATTGGGAAACTGCTGATGCTTGGTATCAAGCAGTTAAACATCTTCCAACAGAAGGGTGGGCAATGGGTGGTAAAAATATGTGTGATATGGAAATCGCACTTAAACGTATCATTACATTGCGTGACGAAAAACTGTTAGATGATAGAGACTGGATGCACTTCTTAGGCACAGCTCAACTAGACTGGTCGTGTTATTTGACTAGTATTCAACGACAAGTAAGAAAGACCGTTAATGAAAACTTTACCATATCTTTTGATTGCGCCTCACCGTTTATCGCAACAGCACACGGACTTGTGTACACAAACGCACAACACACAAACAAGCGGTGGTCAGTCATCATGGACAAAGCACCCGACAACAAAGCCATTAGCCAGGCTTTTGACATCCCCTTCCCTTTCGAATCAGAAATCGGACGAAGAATCACACAAGGTGACGTCTGCTGGTACAAAGAAGGAATGGAAAACAAAATAGGCAAGATTGGAAAAACATCTTGGGATAGTTTTAGTTATGCACTAATGATGGCACATAATACATACTGTCACATTGTTGCGGTACAACGTGCTAACAACTTAATGGATATCGAAACTGCTCGATTCAAACCAGATTGGAGAGAGTGGCGTAAGATCAAAGATTCAGACATGAGTGATGAATTCAGTGATTGGGTTCCACGTAATGTATTGTACTTTGATCGCTTCGTAGAAGAATTGTTCGCGAGCGAAAAGCCTTTTGAAATGATTGAACAAGCAAAGCCCATGTTGAATAACATGATGGGTATGCGTTTGAAAGGCGGCGTTGCGAATAATACCTTCAACAACTTGTTTGATGAAGATCAAAAAACAGGCGGTGTTGAAGATTTTAACGATCCAAATGACGAGAAACTTCTCGAATTGGAAGAACTATATCATGAAGGACTAGCAAAGGAAACTGTCTAATGAAAAGAAACTATGCTTCGGGTGTTAATAGTGACGTTGACTTTTTTGTAGGATATGAAGTTGAAAAGACTCCTGCTTACAATTTAAAAACATTGTTTGTAACAGGTTTAAAAGATCCTGCTGACATTCAACTTTGGTATGAGAAAGAAGAATGTGAACACATCTTCTTCGGTTCTAATCATAGTTACCAACCAAAAATAGCAGAAGACTATGAAGCATGGGAAGAAATGATTGAACATTTCTTGGAACAGGATATCATTTGTAGTTTGGATATTCCTTTAGATGTTTCCGAAGAATTTTTAGACGGACCGTTAGTAGAATATAATCATTTTATTCCGCAACTCCGTGTAGTGATTCCTTACATCGATCAATGGAATTATAACACAATGGTTAAAATTGACGACAAAGGATTTAAAGCGTCCAATCCAGGTGTTTGGTGTCACAGTTTACACGATCTAAAAGATCGCACTAAATTCACAGATTGGGCAAAGTATGGTCTTGACAAAATAGTAGAGTAGTAATATAATGAGTGTACAACAAGAAAGTTATCACAACTATATGATGAGACGAATGAAAGAAGAAGACGCAAAAATGAATAATCCGCTAAGTAAAGCTAATAGAAGTATATGGGTTACCTTCCGTAAAGAAGGTGTTCATATGTATCCAGGAGCAGATAGTGACCCGAAATTGGCAACAGGTGATTGGGACGATGTGTCGTTTCTTGGTGTGCCTCATCGCCATATCTTTCATTTCCGGGTGCGCATCGAGGTGTTCCACAACGATAGAGACATCGAGTTCATCCAGTTCAAACGCTGGATGGAAAGACTCTATAATGGAGAGAGTACAACCGACAGTGAAGTGCTCGTTCTAAATCATCGTTCATGCGAAATGATTGCGGATGAACTGTATGAGAAAATTTCTGCGAAGTATCCCGGCCGCTTTGTAGAGATTGATGTCGCCGAAGATGGCGAAAATGGCTGTTCAATTTTTTATCCTAAACCACAATAACTTGATAGCAAGAGGAATATTAAAATGGCAATTAAGTTCAACCGCGATGCGTATGACCGTGTATTCACTGATCTCGAAGCATACCTCGATTTTTGCCGATTTGAACTCCGTGAGTTCAATCCTGCTCACCTTTACGACAAAAGTAATTCAAACTTTCGTGCGTTCCAAGCGAGCAAACGTAAAAACTATCGGCACCGCCAGCCACGTTACCAATTTTCAAAAAGGAAGTAATTAATGACTATTTACATCGTAGACATCGAAGCAGTTGATACACGTTATACTAAACAATGGAAAGACTATGTACCGACATTGTTGAAAAGGTCTACGGGTAAAGAAGTTAAAGTAATTAGCGGTGGGGAAACGCCTCAGGCTACTACGCCTGGGGCTTTCCTTAACTTCGGTGGTACTAACGTTTATAAATCTAAACAACTCGAACAGATTGGCGAGATGTTTTGTAAAGGAGAAATTAAAGATGGAGATTATTTCCTATATACGGATGCGTGGAACCCAACTGTTATCCAGCTTCGTTACATGGCTGAGCTCTTGGGCGTGGATATACGAATCGGNGGCCTTTGGCATGCTGGTAGTTATGATCCTCATGATTTCCTTGGTAGGCTAATTGGTAGTGCTCCGTGGG